CCTCTAATAGGGTTTATATCTGCATGTATTCTACCTTTGTGTTGGTGTTTAATAATTGTATCAATAAATGTAGTATGTGCCTTGTTAATCTCTCTAGCTTTTGCTATCTTCTGTACCACAGGATTTTTATGTTCTTGTAAAAAATTTTTAGTAAAGGAAGGTGCTTTTGTTTTCTCAGTTCTCACATAAGATAAACCAAGTTTGTCAAAAACTTTGGCAATCGATCGTGCTGCCCATATTTGGGGCTCTATCCCTGTTTCTTTTTTTACTTCTAGGAGTAAGCTTTCTTCTTGCGATGCTAGCTGTTTCTTTATTGTATGAGCTTTTTGAACGTCCACACGAACACCCTTAAATTTCATATCAATCAAACATGGAAATAACTGTGTCTCAAGATCAAATACTTTTGTAAGATCTTGTTTTTTAATCTCAACAGATAATTTTTTAAATAAAGATAGTGTTAACTCTGCATCTTTTTCAGCGTAGGCTCCAACATACATGGCAGGTAGTTTCCACATTTCAGCTTTTGCATCTATACCTGCTTTGTCTGCTGCAGCACGTAGTGATGTCTCATCCTTAACTTGTCCAAGATAATCTATTGATAGACTATTCAATGAATAAAAAAATCTATTCTCATCTATTAGTGAGGCCATAACCATTGTATCAACAATATGTCCATTGACGGGTACACCATATGCTTTCAACCAACATACATCGTACATTGCATTGTGAAATAATTTTACATTAGGTAAGGCACATACTTCTTTTATCCAACTCATTACAACTGTTTTGTCAAAAAAATTACCTTCCGAGTGTCCAAAAGAATAGTACCCAGACCACCCTTCTACAGCCACAGCTATGCCTACAATCTCTCCATTACCAATTATTGCACCAGAACCTCGTGATTTTAAATCTGGATCTCTTGTCTCTAAATCAATTGCTATATACTTGTAATCTTTTAAATCAGGGAATGACTCTGGACTTATCCATTCAGTAGGTGCTTCAAACATTATTATACTTCCTCTTCTTTTATTTTTGGATAGTCTCTTTCTTTTATCATCTCTAAATAATGTATTGCTTTATTTATATCTTCTATCCCTCCTTTTGCTGAATGTCTACAAATGTATTTAATTGCATTTCCTTCTGCAAAAAGTAAATTATTTTTATTAATAAATTCTGCAGGTTGAATTGCCATTTTCATATAATGTGTTCCTGCAATTTGTTTTAGATACGGATCGTCTGTCATACTATTGGTTCTCCTATTGTGTAATAATAATCTGATGTGGGTTGCATTAAATATAAATTTTCTTTAGCTCTAGTTGTACCTACAAAAAATAATCTATGCTCTGGATCAGGGTCTTCATATGCATTACGATATATAAATTCATCTTGACCTTCTGTACCGTAATCTGGAAATAGACAAACATTCTCACACTCCTTACCCTTTGCTCCATGTAATGTAAGTAATTCTATATTTGGTTTCTTCATTAAATCATCACCTCGTTCTAATAAAGTTTGCATGTATTCCTTATACTGTTCTGGTATATGTAACTGTTGCCAATCACCTTGTATTAATAAACCATGCTCTTGTTTTAATTTATCTAAATCAATACTTTTTACATTCTGTAAACTTTTACCGTCAGAGAAGCCTCTCGCTACATGTCCCTTCTTTACCACAAGGTATTGGTACACTGTCTGTGCTTCTTCTCCAGATACAAACGCTCCTTGATTTAATCGAGTCCAAACTTGATATGCCTCAACTACAGTATTTGGTAATCTAGTATTTGTTTTAGATTTAAATCTAATACCCAGAGAATAAAAATGTTCTGATATATTTATAAGAAGTTTATTTGTTCTAGCTAATATCATCCATTTACCTGCAGAAAAATCAATCTCATCAAAAGTATAGTTCTTAAAAACATTACCTTCTGCATCTCTTGGTATCCATTTTTTATCTATTCGAGTGGTAAGTTTATTTAATATTTTTATAGCTTCTCGATGCACGCTTCTAGGTACTCGACGAGATATTTCTTGGTCATCTCTCTCACCTTCTTGTGCCATAAAACAAGCTGCATCTGCACCTTGAAACCCATAGATTGTTTGGTCATCATCACCGGCTATGTAAGCTCTCTTACATTTTGATTTTATGTAATCAAAACATTTCCATTGATGTGCACTAAGGTCTTGGGCTTCATCGAGAAAGATGACATCGAGTGGAGGACATCGATCTTCCTCGACAAACTTGTTAATCATGTCATAGAATTCAACCATATTGGTTCCTTCTTTGAATGATTTTAAATCTGTCTCTAATTGTATTGTGGTATCCACATCAATATCATGGTGTTTCTGTAGCTCTACAGTTGCATCCTCAATAGATATTAATTTAGATCTTGAGTATTGTATTATTTGTAAATGTGTATTTTGATATCTAGGGTTACCTGCTGCATCAACAGTTGTTTCAAACGACACGTTCTGCCATTCTAGATATTGTTGTTTAAATCTATTCCACTTCTTACCAGTTAATAACTGTGTGTTAGCGTCTATGTTAGACTGTCTCATACCCATAGCATGCATAGTTGATATATATTTTAACTTAGCATCTGGGAACAATGCTTCAATTCTTTCTCCAGCCTCTTCTGCTGCAGCTCTACTAAATGTTATGTAAGCAATTTTTTCTGGATTAGTTTTATATTCTTCTAATTCTTTTTTTAAATAATGGTTTACTAGTCTGTACGTCTTACCCGTACCTGGTGGTCCCATTATCTTCTTTACTATAGCCATGGTGATTTTTCTACTTTCGTTGTTCTAGGGTTAGGTCTATCTAATTTAACTGTAGGCATTTTTAATAGTCTTACAGTTTTTGTATTTATTTTTTTAGATGTATCTTCTACTGCTTCAAACAATGACTCTAAAAACCTCATTGTTTTTTGTTTAGGATAAGTTTTTTCAGCCCATGATTTGGTCTTTAATAAAAACTTCCAAAAATCTTTGAATTTAAAATATGTAAAACCATCTGTGTCTGTAAATGCAATACCTCTCATCACATCTTTTAATTCTTTACCAGGTGTTTTATTTATATAATCTGCCAGTATCTCTCTTAGCTGCACATCTAATTTTGATGAATCTGGTGCAGGTATAATTTCTAAGTTTGCAAATAATTTAATTAATAATCTACGCCACAAGTGTTTAGCTACAGGCATCATAGGTTTACCTATCTGGTTCATACAAGCTAACGAGAATTTTTCTGGATCATGCAATGTAATATCGTCTACCTCAATACTTTCACCATCAATTGTTGCAAAGTATATTGGTGGATCAGAATCATACTTTCTAATCTCTGATATCTCCGGTGTGGGTGCATTATCTCCTACACCAAATTCTTGTAGTGCACATTTTTTAGCATTACAAAAACTATGTATAGGCTCATCTTTACATTTATATTGATATTCTTTACCCTCTACCGACCCTATTAATGTATTTATTTCACTAGCATCTAGTGGTGGATCCATAAATTGTTTGTTGTAAGTAAACATGTGTCCTTGCCACTCTTCTTTGTCTGGATATCTTTTTTTAAGGTAGACTCCAACATTGTACATACAATTGTTTCTTTGACCATCTGGTACACCATCATTTAATAATGTAATCAAACAAGGTGGCATACCTTTAAAATCATCTTTCTTTTCTGTGTCAGCTTTAATTTTTAATTCATTTAATTTTACTTCATCTAGTGCAGTATTTTCATGCACCTCAAAAAATTCTTCTAATGATAATACATTACCATCAACACCATAAGCATACCTTACAGTTCTCTCGTGCGCATGGTAAGGTAGATTTAAAAAACTACCTGTGTCGCCTCTGTCTACTCTAATATAGTCTTGTTTAGGAAATATCTCTGCCCCTGCAAAACCTACTGCTGATGCAATTATTTTTAATTTTGCTCTCATTAAAGCTGCAGGTACAAATTGTTTGGTAAAAATAAAAGCATGTGCACCACCTGATTTAGATCGACACACAATCATAGGTATATTTTTTTCTTTTAGTTTTGCTATAAATTTTTTATGATCAAAAGGATAGGTATCAATATCTATGCAACCCCACTTGCATTTATTCTCTTGGTTAATGGGTACAATACCTAATCCTGGATCACTACCTTTAAGGTGTTCTGACCATAATTTTTTAATTACAGGATTTTTAATTGTAAATGATTTAGTTTTATGTTTACCTTTTTCGCTAAACTGATCTGTCTTGACAGTTTGACCGTAGGCACTATTTAAGCCTTCAAATATATTTATAAATTTTTCTACTTCTGTCATATCCACTCTGTTGCGTAGGCGGTCTACGTCTCCATCGACCGCCTACTATCCACACTATTTGCTAGCTAAACTAGTGTAAAATTTCTTTGCACGCTCATACATATTTGCATCTGTAACGGCAGTGCCTTTGACGATATTGTAACCATACCATTGATTACCTTTACCCGAATTTAAAACAGTGGATAAAGTATAAGAATGGCTAAATGATGGCGGTGTATAAGGACCGTTCTTTCCATCAAGTGAAATGGACATCATCATAGAGTTCCATTTTCTGCTTATCTTACCCTGCGATGAACTCATAGAGATTAAAGCCTGTTCTGCAGACCCATCATCTCCAACTACCAACACATAGTGCTGACCAACAGTTAGAATATAATGACCATTTTCTAGTCTATCCTTACCGCCGCCATCTTGGGTTGTTTGTTCTAAAATATCAGAACCATCGGCAAAAATGTTTTCTGGTCTACCTGAACCAGTTCCAAAATCTGCCCATTCTTGATACTCTAGTTTGTAATGGCAAGGAATAACTTTTACTCCTTCTGCTCCATTGTACAGTTTTTTAGTAACTGTATTTAAAAGCATTCCAGGATCTGCACCTTCAACATAATTTTGATTACGTTTTTGTGCTTCTCCAGAACCATTCTGTAGAAGTTTTAAGATGGGTAAAGCCAAACTACTTGTCTTTACATTCTCAAAACCTGATGCAGCATCATCTTCAAACAAAACTGATGAAGGTAATCCTGCTTCTTCTTTTACTGCTACTTGTTTCTCGTCACTCATATTTATCTCCTAGTTATTTTTGTACTGTTACCTGCGTAAGTTTTAATTATGTCAGAGGGCATCTCTTGTCCAGATTCGAGACGCTCCCTAACTACTGCTTTAAGTGTCATGGGATGAACGCCAACTTTCTGGACGGGTTCAAACCCTTGACCTTGTGCAAGGGTTGCGTATTCGCTCGCCTTGTTGTCTTCGCCCTGACCAAAGGTAACGGTAATATCATTTTTAATAATATCACCAAGGTCATTGTTTCGAAGCCATGTAAAAGCTGCCTCTTGATGTTGTGGAGGTATAGATGCGCCATAGATTTTTTTAATCTCTACAGACTCACCATCTTTCAGCTTTAATTTTGTAATATGCATTTCTTCCATCATCTTTGGTATCTCAAACTGCGATAATGTTTTTGCTTTTTCTTTTAACTTAGAAACACTTTCTTCAGCGTTTTCAATTTCGTCTTCTAAGTTTTTTAATTCTATAACTTTATCTGATAACGATTTTGCAGAATCTGCTTGTGTTATCGAATGTACTCTATCTTCTTCATAATTTATCTTGCTCATCTATTTCTCCTCTTTCATGTATGTTAAATGGACTAGGGTAATAAATTTTTTCCTGCCTATCCCATGTTAACGTATTATACTTTCCATTATTAATATCGCAAACAAGAGCTATTACTAAACCAATTACTTTTGGATCTCCAGACAATAATAAAAAATCGTCATCTGTATAATCTTTAAGTAATCTTCTAAGTTTATACATTATTGGACCTGGGCTTCTAACAATCTGTGTATCTTCCGGTAATAAAACTTTTATTTCACCATATTTTTGAGCGCCAATAATATTATATTTTGGACGACCAATTTTAGTACCAGGAACTTCTTGTGTTAAATACACAGTAGGTTTTTTATCTTTTGTTAAATAGCTCATCATGTTTTGATATTCATTTACTTTCATGCTTGACAATATACTTATTAATGTTAACTTGTCAACCAGAAAGAATAAATAAAATGATTAACTATAAATTTAAGACTAAGCCATACGCGCATCAATTAAAAGCGTTGGAAAAGTCATGGAACAAAGAAGCTTATGCCTATTTTATGGAAATGGGTACAGGTAAATCTAAAGTATTAATAGATAATGTATCTATGCTTTACGATAAAGGTAAAATTAACGGCTTGTTAATTATAGCACCTAAAGGTGTTTATCAAAATTGGCACGATTCAGAAATACCTACTCACCTTGTAGACCACATAGATAAAAAAATGGTTTTGTGGCAAGCTATGATTAATAAAACACAAGAAAAAAAATTAAATACTTTGTTTGAAACAGGTGAAGAATTACATATTTTAATTATGAATGTAGAATCTTTTTCTACTAAAAAAGGTGTAGATTTTGCTAGTAAATTTTTAAATTGTCACAACACATTAATTGCAATTGATGAGTCTACTACAATTAAAAACCCTACTGCAAAAAGAACTAAAAATATTTTAGGTTTATCAAAACATTCTAAGTATAGAAGAATACTTACAGGTTCTCCTGTAACTAAATCACCTTTAGATTTGTACACACAGTGTCAATTTTTAGATCCATGGTTATTAGGTCATGCATCTTATTATGGTTTTAGAACTAGATATGCAATTATGAAGAACGCTAATTTTAATGGTAGGTCCGTACAAATAGTTGTTGGCTACCATAATTTAGGTGAATTATCCGCTAAACTAGAGCCTTTTTCGTACAGAGTATTAAAAGATGATTGTTTAGATTTACCTGAAAAAACGTTTGTTAAACGTATCGTACAATTAAGTCCAGATCAAGAAAAATTATATAAACAAATGAAAGAAAAAGCACTTGCAGTTTTAAATGGTAAGATGGTTAGTACAACAACTGTAATGACTCAACTGATGCGATTGCAACAAATAACGTGCGGACATTTTACAGCAGATGATGGCTCAACGCAAGACATACCTAACAACCGTATTACAGAATTAGTTGATGTGTTAAGTGAAATAGAAGGTAAAGTTGTTATATGGGGTCATTGGCAAAAAGACATTGCACAAATTATAAAAGCCATAACTAAAGAATACGGAGAAGGTTCTGTCGTAGATTATTATGGCTTGACTCCAAAAGATGTAAGACAAGAAAACATTGAGAAATTTCAAAACGATCCTAAATGTAGATTCTTTGTTGGTACACCGGCAACAGGTGGTTTTGGTATTACATTAACTGCAGCATCTAATATGATTTATTTTTCTAATGGTTATAATTTAGAATTTAGAACGCAATCAGAGGCTAGAATTGATCGTATTGGTCAAAAATATCCTATGACTTATATTGATATAATATGTAAAGACACAGTTGATGAAAGAATTGTAAAAGCTCTTCGTAATAAAATTAAT